TTTTTTGTGCAGCCTTAATTGTTGTTTCCGACATTTTATTTATCATCTTAATGTCAGGGAGAGCTGTCATGGATGGTGATCTGCCATACATTTCACTAGATGACTTTAACCATCGAGGCACAACAAAAGGAAATTCATTAAATCCTGAAACAGATATTATTTTTTTATCTTCGTGATCATAATAAATACTGGTAAATGCCATTGATTGATCATCCATTTTATAGGGATTTTGTTTATCATTAGGCTTTACACATTGGTGTATGGTTACTTCATCATACGGATTTGTTTCGGCTATTTTCTTTAATCGTCTTGATAATTTTTCCCCAAATCGTTGATACGCAGCTCTAGCGGTCATTTTAAATTCACGGTGTACGGTATCAACAACACCTTTGTCGTTTTCGCTGATATATATTTCTTTTATGTGCCTTGTGGAGAATCGTAAAAACTTTTGTTCATCCTCTTCTATCATCATGCACGATGTGCCGAATGTCACTAAATCGGTGTACAGTTCATGTATTTCTTGCTGAAAGTTAGACCGATCTAAAGCAATGTACATTGATTGCGTACAGGCTTCGAGCCATTCTCTGCTTTCTTCATCGGCAGCCAACATTTCATTCTTGAAACGCATACTGAACCACGGAGTTGCTGCATTTGTCAACATACCGTGCAATGATGATGACAACAATTCACATGCGTGAAGAGCTGTACCATCAAATATTAATGTTGTTCTTTTATCGCCTGATGAACGGGATTTTGTTACATCGGCTCTACGAGGTAAAACATAATCAGCAATTTCTTGCCAATGACTTTCCCAATTTGCTCGCTTTGATTTTAATTTATTAAATTGTTCGGCTACTTCATTTGCTGTTTTCATTTATTCCCCTAAAGTTTTCTTTTCTTGTTTAAATGGTAAAATACCAAGTGTATTATTTGTTTGTGTAAATTTTTTTCCTTCTTGCTTTGCTGTAAATTTTTTTTGATAAATGTTGTAAGATTTTTGTGGATTTTGTAATGCTGTTACTGCATCACCCGCTGCTGATCGTAAAACAAAACCACCAGCAGTTCCAGGTGGCATAGCTAATGATAATACTCCTGTTGTAACTGCTTTAATTTTATTTTGTTGTTGCAACATTTCTTTTGAAATTGGAGTAGATGACATTGCACCTGTTGGATCGCCACTTCCCATTGCACCACCAGATTTTCCATATTTAATACTTTGTATATCTGATGCACTATAACCTGAACCTGATACTTGCTGATAGTTATATGAACCATCAGGATTTTGTGATCCTCTTTTTAATATTCCTTTTTTTACCAATTCTTCATTCGTAGCAGCTGATGCTTCTTTTCCGTAAAACTTTTTATCTTTCCCTTCTAAATTATACGCAAGTGTTTTCTTTTCATCTTGCATATAATCAAATGGTCCTGGCACAGTTGTCTTTAAACCTAATTTTTTTTCAACAGCTTGTTTTACTTCTTTTGCTGTTTTTTTATTTCGGTTTTCTTTTTTTTCTTTTCTTTTACTAGCTGTACTTGCACCCATTATGCACCTAATAAAGTTTTCTTATATAAATCAGGTGTACTTGTATCACCTTTAGTGCTTGTCATAATTGTTTCGGTATAGCCTTTTTTCTTTTTAGCTATTTTTTTTGCTGCTTCGCTTTCTGCCGTTGTCATTTCTCCTTCAGGTGTTGTATATTGTTCCTGTGCCGTTGCGGGTGGCAACTTTGGCGGTGGAGGTGGCGGTGGAGGCGGAGCTGGCATTTTTGGTTGTAAAAATCCCATTGTTTTAATTCCTTATCTCTAGGGGGTTATAGTTTGTGCCTGATGCAAATTTTTCAAGTTTTCTATTCTCATTCAGATCTAATTCCTGGATAGCAATCGCTGCTGTTCTCCAAGCATCCGCATAATGACTTGAATGATCGTGTACTGGCTTTGAAAAAACTCGTTGTTTATCCAACCATTTCCTATGATACCATTTCATTGCATCTAAAAACGGTTTGCAATTTGAACGGTCAATATAGGTCTTGGCTAATAATATCTGACCAGCATGAATACCATCTTCTATTGGTAATTTTGGACACACCTTAATTGGTCGCATTCCCATCGAGAACGCATATTCTTTTCGTGAATGTCCAGTAGATAACTCTCGTTGTTCTATGTCATGCGGAAAGACATAATTGCGGATATTATATCCTGTTTTTTTAACATAATCAGCATAATGGTCAAGTGATTGATTTGAATTTGCATAACAATCTATCACATAGAATGCTCTTCCAATTTGTTGTGTAAATAAAATTACTGTTTGATCACTTATTCCTAAATCAAAATAACAATCAACGGGATATCCTGGATCATACGGATAATGAGAAATCTTTTTTTCATCTTCCATCTTTTGAATTATTTTTCCGTACACCGATCCCGATATGTTTGCCGTCCATGAACATTCAAACTCTTGCATGTACTGATCTTCCGTCATCAGTTTTTTTGCTGAGTCTAATTCTCCTTGTGGAACTAATCCTGTTTCACTTGCTTTGAACGTACATGTGAACCAATCAGGAAGTGATTTCGCCTCTTCAAATAAATCATAGAAACTATTCATTCCTTGCGGAGTTCCAATAAAGCAAACTTTACCCATACGGTCAGCAATAGCTGGTCGAATTACCTCTGGAAACATTCTGCTATCCATCTGAGCATATTCATCGCAGACAACAAAGTCAAAGTATTGTCCTCTGGCACTATCGGGATTTTCTGCACCAAATAATGTTATACGAGAATTATTAGGAAAATCAGCACGCAGCTCTGTTTCATTAAACTTCATGCCAGGTATTTTTCTTGAAAATTCCTTCAAGTAGTCCCAAGAAATGAGCTTGGCTTGGACACGTGTTGGACTGAAAAATGCTCCTCTAAAATTTTTTTTATTGCTGGTTAATGCCATCTTGATAAGATGGTTAATAGCAAATACGGTTTTCCCCGCTCTACGGTGCATTACTGCTACAGCAAATCGGTATTTGCCTAACGCATTGTGTAATTCATGTTGTTGTGGTCTAGGAGAGTAAGGTATTTTAATTATTTGCATTCTTTTTCCATTTTTCTTTTGCTTGTAAAGTCCATTCCTTAAAAGATTCTTTGCTAATTTCTTTTTTTACAAGAACAGCTCCTTCAGGAACTTCATTATATAATTTTATAATCTTTCCCTCATCGCTTATTTCTACATAGGCTGGGGAACAGAAAGCATCTTTTGGAAACTCTTTATCCCTCTTTAATAATCTTTTTTCTTTTAAGCATTCGCCAACATTCGCCATCGGCACATATTGCGTCATTTGTGTTTCTTGGTTATTCATGTTACCAAAAATAAATAAAATTATAACTGAAATAATTTCCATTATTCGGCACCCCCATTAGCACGCACCTTGTCTTTTAGTACTTCAACATCTTTTTGTAATTTTGAAACTTGTTCTTTTAGGAAATCGATATTTATTTTATTATTAATCATCGACTCTAACTCTGCTTCCATTGTAGCATTTTGCGTTCCCAACCATTCCAGGATCATCGTCTGCTCCTGATCCACAGGAGTTTGCTCTGCTTTTTTAAGAAGATCTGCTTCCATGAGTTGTTTTGCTGTTTCCAGTTCTGTAATTCTTTGAATTAATCCAAAATATGCCCAGGTTCCTATAGCGACAAGTGTGATGAGGCTAACAACCGTTTTAAGCGGCATTTGTACATTGGTGCTATCTGAGATCTTCATTAGTGTACGGTGTCCTCGGTACTAGGTGGTAAAGAAACATCCTGTATATTTAAGGCAGCTATAATAAACCTAGCAGCCATTAAGGCATCTTCCTTGTCATTGAAGTTTGTTAGTTCAATGTTTACTTTGTTATTCTTTTCATCGTAGAGAACTACGGCTTGAAGAAGGTCTGTGGGTGTTTGCATGAGTGTCTAAAAGTCCTATGTATGTATTTTTCACGATGCACGCCAGTTTGGGATGGATCGAGGTCGAAGAATGGCTAAAAACGGACCTTTTCTTTTTTTTTAAGGTCGTTCAACCGTTCAACAATCAGTTAATCAATGACTTGCTTCCTTTGTTTTCTTTTGTATTGTCAAGCTCTTGGTCAAGTGTCGAACCCCTAGTCGCATGCGTGGAACCTTCGCCTTTGTCTTTTAAAGTACCATCATCCCACAATATCTTAATAACTGGATCACCAACATTAGTTATTGTCTGCTTATCTCCAAAGACTGCAATTAATTTAGAGGCGAGCCAGCGACCATGGTTTAATCTCTCTCTGAGAAGCATCACCTCCTGGGGGGGAGTTTCTCTATCCAATAAGTCCTGGCATTTATCCAACCAGGTCATTGCACCAATTCGTCTTGCCTCTGTTATTGTTTCTTTTAATTCCTTATCTTTATCCATCCATTTGTAAATAGTAGCCAAATTAGGCATATCTTTAGACTTGCAGATACTAGTAAGGGTATTTCCTAATTGTAGGTTTTCTGCTATTTTTTGCAATAATTCCTTTGATTTCTTCATAATTTTTTCCTTTATATTGTATTAAATTCTGTAAAGCTCTTATTTTACCTTCTAAACTCTTTGGACCAGTCGATAAACCGCCATGATAACGGCATATATATCTACCATTATTCTGTTTAATTCCTTTGCATTGACATTGATTGCCGTCATATTTTCGCCTTGCCTGGCATTGTATTTTCTTACTTGGTCTACCTGTCATAATTTTTTTTATATTTTTTTTATTATATGTGTTGACTATTAGTTGATATATACTTAAAGAGTATATAAACATTTAAACAAAGGAGTTTATAAATGGTTGATATAATTAATAATGATGGCATTAAGTCATATAATACTAAACAAGTAATAAGCGAAACTTGCCAAGAATTAGAAGGACTACAACAAGATTTTAAAAAATGGTCTTTAAATGAAATTAAAAAAAATAATGAGCCTGAATATACTTATTGGGATAATATTTTTTATGCTCAAAACTTTTTAAAATCTTTAACAGGTCTCC